ATCGTACATACCCACAATGCCCTTCTGGATGTAGCCGGGGTTGTCGGTGGACAGCGTGATCAAGCAGTTCTTGAACACGTTGTAAACCGCGGGGGTGATCTCAATGACACCCTCCTCGTCAAAGTTGCGCTCCCGGAGGGCAACGATGGCGTCGTCGATGGCCTTCTTCACCGCCTCCTGGGTCAGCGCCTCGGCGGTGGTGACGTTGCTTTCCACGCCCTTGATCAGCTCCGCGACGTAGCTGTCGCGCTTCACTGCCAGACCGTGGACAGCCTTCTGCTGATAGCGCTCCTTCAGGCCGGGAACGGACTGGGCCTTGTCCACATCGTCCACATAGAAAGCAAAGTAGTTGGCCTGATCCACATTCAGGACCTGGCTCTTGTCCTCCATCTCCTCGATGGTGATGTCCTGGGTGCCGTCATAAGCGGCAATGGTGGGATCGCCCACGCCCAGGATCTTGACGCTCTGGGCGAACTGACAATCGCCCTCGAAATCACGCAGGCAGCTGTCCACCAGCTTGCACTTCAGCTCCAGATCATCCTGGATCTGCTTGGACCATACGGTCTGAATAAAATTGTTTACTGCCATAATAAAATCATCCTTTCTTGTGTTTGGCATAAATTTTTGCCGCCTGATAAACAGCCTTGCCTGTTTATCGGGTAAATTGGAGCGCGCTGCGCGAGCCTTCCCCTTGAGGGGAAGGTGGATTCCAATAATGTCCCCAAACGGACATTATTGGAAGACGGATGCGGTGTTCTGCGAAGCAGAATTTCCAGATTTGTAACGGCTGCTGCGCAGCCTACACCTTATCCGTCAGCCCGACCCTATTCCCGATCAACAGGCCCTGTCCGCCGGCGGTCATCTATTTGTTACCATGCTTCCATGGAGCGCACCACAGCCTCGTAGAGCCGGGGATTCCTGTCGAAATCACCCCTGGTAAATTTTTTGGCTTCCTCACAGGAATAAAACTCCTTCTCTTCCGCCGCCATGGTGTGCTTCATAGAACCCATAGTCTCAAAACATGGTTTTTCGGTTTTTGCTTCCATAATTCCTCCTATTATCCCTCCCCACCCACCGTCCTTTTCGTAGGGAACGGATTTATCCGTTCCGCCGACACCCCTCCCACCCCCGCAAGCAACCTTGGCCCCCTCGTTTTGAGGGGGCTGGCAAAAATCTTTGATTTTTGACTGGGGGAGGGGCGAACTGTGTTCGCCCGCAAACCTTCCCCCTTCGTAGGGCGGACTCATGAGTCCGCCGACCCGGTCGCATCCCCCACCACCCTCCGTCCCTCTCGTAGGGAACGGATTTATCCGTTCCGCCGACACCCCTACCGTCCCTTTCGTAGGGGCGGATGCCCACATCCGCCCGCAAGCCTTCCCCCGTAGGGGCGGCCATTGATTAATCATGGTATGCTTGCCACCGGCAAGCATGTGGATTCCGGATTCGCTGCGCGGCGCACCACGCCCGCAAAACCTTCCCCTCTGGGGAAGGTGCCCCAGAGGGGAAGGGGTAAGATCCGTCGCCCCCGGCGACACCTTATTGCTCCATGACCAGTTCCTGTCCACCCACCGCCAGCATCTGCTTGGCCTGCTGCTGGAGCATCTGGGCTTTCGCCTGAATGTCGGCGATGCGCCGCTGCTCCTCCTTGATGAAGGTCACCGCCTGGCGGATCTTCTCCTTGGGGGCAACCGCGTCGTCATCCAATACCCGGGCATAAACCTCCAGTTCACCAACCCGGTTTGCCTGGAACAGGCCCTGAACCAGCAGATTCTCCATGGTCTGCTCCTGGGCGAACCGGTCAAATACACCCTTAGGTGTCACATCGATCTTCACCCCGGAGCGAAGCTTCCGCAAAGCCTCCCCGGGGATCCGGACCTTCTTCACCTGCTCCTCCCCGGTTTGGGGATCTAAGCGAATGTCCTCCAGCTCCAAGGTATCCGCGCTGTGGACCGACAGATACTCCAGCCAGATCCTGGCCACATCCTCCAAAAAGTTTTTGTAGCTTTCCTTCTGCTCGGTCATGGGCGCCTGGGATGCCTGCTGTACCGCCAGGATCGCCCGTCCCGATGCCGTCTCGGGATTGACCTGACCGGTCGCGCTATCACCTGCACCGGCCAGATCCCGGGTGACCTGGATCAGATCCTGTTGCAGCTGCCGCACATCCGGCGACATCTGTGCCGGGGGCAGCGTTCCCACGATCTTGTGCACATCCTCCACCGCCTGTCCGTTGGTGCGGATGGTGCCGCCTACCGTGCCCAAGGCCTCGGGATTGACCACCTTGGAAACATCCACCACCTTCTGGGGGAATGCCTGATATTTCACCGTCAGCACCCGGCGAACCTCCGTGCGGTTCACCTCGATCTGGTTGGGGATCAGATACCGTACTTCTCCCTCACCCCGGGCGCTGCCTTCTTTTTCTTCCCAGTTAAAGTGGGCAACAGGATAAAGGCTCAAACCCGTATTCCGGTCCTGAGCCAGGGTGACATACCGGGTGGCAGCGGAAAAATGCACCACGCCGTCTTTTTTGTAGAGCTTGTAGACCACCGTGACCATGGCGTCCACTTCCTCCTTGGCTGCGTCCCCGCTTTCCTCATAAGTGTCGCTGTCCCCGGCGATCCTGTCCGCCTCCTGACAGCCGAACCGCTTCGCCAAAGCCCGGGCAGCCGCCACCGGCAGCCGCCGCCGGATGAGGATGTAAGGCTGGGCCTGCATATCGTCGTCATTTTCGTTGCCGTAGTAGATGTCGGCTTTTTTCACGATCTCGTTCACCGGCAGCATGGTCTCCCGGTCAAAATCCACATAGAGGATGCCCTCATCGTTGATAGCCGCATCCTTGGTCAGCCGGCGGCCCTTGAAATCCATCCGGTCTTTTTCCCAAACCGCGGCGGCGTAGCTGTTGAGCAGCCGGCAAAGCCTGCCTGCCTCCACCTGGGCTTCCCGGCTGTCATAGTGCCGGGGGGCGTAGTGGATGGCGTAAAGGTTGTCGTGGATCACCGACACCTTGTACTTGACTACAGGCTTGATAAAGTTCTTCTGAACCGGCTCCACATCCCCAAGCTTCGCGCCCTCCCACTGGTTGCCGTTGTAGAAGCGGTAGTTCCGGTCGGTGTCCCGATAAATGCCCTGCCGCCGGTGATGCTCCCGTCCCTTTTCGTATAACGCCCAAACCGGCGTCTGCTGAATTTGCTGAATGTCCATAAAAAACCCCCTTTTTAATGAGGAATTAGGAATTTTTTGTCCCTAATTCCTAACTCCTAACTCCTAATTCCTAATTTCCCGGCAGCTCCTTCTGCCCCGTCCCGGTGCCGTCGTAGGCTTCCACATTCTGTAAGATCACCCGCAGCCGGGCCTGTGCCTTGGAAGCGCGCCGCTGCTCCCGGAATGTGACCCCCGGCATAAACCGTTGGGTAACCAAGACAGCCGCCACCCCGGCAGCAAACCCCAGTAAACATCCCAAAACCACAAACATTTCCATTTTCTCTTCCTCCGTTTCCCTTGTCGGGCAGCTACAAATCATGCGTGCGTAGGGCGGGCTCATGAGCCCGCCGACCAGGTTGCAGTATTTCGAGCAGTTTCGTCCTTTTTCCCATAGTCTTTTGCAAAAAACAAACTTTTCAGAATCCAGGAAGTGATCGGGCGAAATGGGATGGGCAACGAATATCAACAGCCAGCCAGTCCCGAGGTTGTCAGCGGACACCGTCCGCCAGACAGCCAGTCCCGAAATTGCCCGCGGGTGCTACCCGCCTCACACCACTATGATCCGCTCCCCCACCACCGGCGCTGCCGCCACGGGAAATACCACCTGCTCCCTTATGGCATGGGCGATGGCAAGACCCATCATGTCATCGTCATGCCCTCCTTGGGGGGCTTCGATGCGCCCCTGCTGATTGCGAACCACCGTCAGCAGCTCCTCCAAAGTTCCCTGATCGCAGATGGTGTCACAGTGCTCCCGCACCACCTCCAAGAGCCTGGACAGGATCACCGGCCGGGTCACCGCCGTGGTGCGAAAACCGAACCGCTTCTCCAGCTTCCCGGTGTAGGTGTCGGGGATCTGCCGGACATACTGGGGAGAATACCCCAGCCGCTGCAGCTCCATAATGGGATAGCTGTCAAAGTTGGCCTCAATGCCAATGAGGGCGTCCCCGTAGAACTTCCCCAAACAGTACATCTGCCGGGCGTACTGATCCGGGTCAAACCGCTGGCGTAGCCGCGCCACCTGCACCCCGGTAGCGGCATCCAGCACATGCCCGGTAAAAAAGTCGCTGCCCTCCCCGGCGGTGTCGCCGCCGATGCAGTAGCGGCAATGCTTTCCCGGCAGCCGGTAGATGCGAATACAGCCGTTTTCGTCTTCCTGCCAGCGAATGTTGGTAATTTGCAAGCCATCGTAATCGTATGTAAACTGTCCCACCTGCAAAGGCGGCTTCAGCTCCAGCAGCCGCTTGTGAATCGCCCCGGCATCAAACACCGTCTTGCCCAAAATGCCCCACTGCCCCAGACAGTAGACCTGATAGGTGTACGCATCGCTGTCTTTCAGCGCCTCCAGCGCCTGCCGGTCGGCATCTGACAGGAATTTGTTGTCCCGATAGGTAGAAAAACAGACAGTGGCGATACCACTGTCTAAGAAATGCCTTTTGATCCAATGGCGGATGTTTACCGGGTTGAAGCTCAGAAGCATCTGCTTGGTGGACTTGCCGCCCCGAAGCCGGACCTTCAGCTGATTGATGTCACTTTCCTGACATTCGGTGGCTTCCTCCACCCAAATATCCGTCAGTTCACCGTTTTCGAAGGTGACGGACTTGATCTTCTCCACATCGTCCAGCCCGGCAAAGGATACCTCGTTGCCGTTAAACCGGCAAACGATCCGCAGATCGCTTTCGTTGATCTTGAACCAGGGCAGCAGCTGCCACTTCTTGATGACCTGCTTCAATAGCGGAAAGGTGCTGCGGCGGTTGCTGTCGCCTGTCTTTCGTACCACCAAAAGGTTGCACCGCTGGGAAGTCAGCAGCAGATAGATGTACCGCTGGGCGATAAAATAGCTCTTTCCCGAACTGCCGCCGCCGTAGAAGACCAAATACCGATCCCGGTTTTGGAGATACGGTAAATAAATGTCGTTAAAAATTTCCTTTTTGATCTGTACCTTGACCTGCACCTCACCACCCCCTTTCTATCAATTAGGATTGAGAAATTAGGAATTAGAAATTAAACTTCCCAACCCATAATTCCTAACTCCTAACTCCTAATTCCTAACTCCTAATTCCTAACTCCTAATTCCTAATCCCGCAGCTCCACCACCAGCGTCACATCCGTCTCAGGCTCTGCTTTTTGGGAATACGCCCCAGTCATCTTGTTCATCAGATCCACAGCCTTGAGCTTGTCCCCCACCGGCCGCTCTCCCCGAATGATCTGGGTAAGCAGCTCCAGCCGCTCCCGGGCATTTGCGATGGCAGCCTCCTCCAGTTCTTTCCGAAGCTGCTCCAAGCGCTTGCGAACCGCAGCGCGCCGCGCCAGCCGGCTGGCCTCTTTGTAAACGGAATCATCGGACATCCCGGCAGCATCGTAAGCATCCCGATAAGCCTGTGCCTGACTCTTTCCCTCCAAAAGCAGACGAATAAACTTCTCCTGTTTTTCTGTAAGCACCCAAATCCTCCTTTCTGTAATCCTTTCTCCCCGCCAAATTGCCATTTTTCGTGCTGACGCACGAATTGATAATGGATAATTGATAATTGACAATTGTGGTATTTCCTTCGGAAATGATTTTAAAAATGTCGTCAAAGGCGACACCTTAATTGTCCATTGTCAATTTTCAATTGTCAATTGGCAGCCATCAGCTGCCCGACAAACGGAAATTTGACGGTTCAAACCCGGTAACGAACCGGGCGGTGGTAGGATGTGTAACGAATACCACCCGACTCCCAGTCCCGAGGTTGTCTGCGGCTACCAGCCGCCCATTACGCAAAAAGAGCCATGAGCGATTTGCTCACGGCTCTTTGGCTTTTCTTTGACTGTACTCATTATAGCGGATTTTCCGTATATTTCAACCCCATTTTTTCTCACATCTCCACGCTGCCCCAGATGGCAGCGGTGAACCTGCGCAGGGCATGATCTGCCCGACGGTATACGGTTTTCAGATCCACGCCCAGATCCTCCGCCAGCCGCTCCGCCGACCCTTTCACCGGATATATGTATAGCCGCCCCAGAAGCTCCCGTTCCGGCTCTGTCAGGGCGTTTAAGGCCCGATCCATCCGTCCCAGCCACCGACCGGTAAGATATAATTCCTCCTCCAGAATGTTCTGGCGCTGAATACACCCCAGCAGCATATTTTCCCGACCGCCGGGATCTTTCTTTCCCCCGGGCACCTCCTGCATACCGCCGCCTAAGCTCCTGCGGCGATACTGAAGCTCCTGGATCTCATCGGCTAAATTCTCCTTAGCCGCCGCTTTCGGCGCGTATTGCCGCAGCCGATCCTTCGCCAATTCTCTTACATCCATATTTTTTCTCCTTTCCTTTTCTCCCGCCAAATTGCCATTTATCGTGCTGACGCACGAATGAATAATGGATAATTAATAATGAATAATTGTGGTATTTTCTTCGAAAATGATTTCAAATATGTCGCCGAAGGCGACTCCTTCATTATCCATTATACATTTTTCATTATCCATTGGCAGGCACCGCCTGCCCGATAAACGGGAATCTGTCAATTTAAAACCGCCCGCTTGCGTGCCAATTCCATCCTGCAATCGTACCAATGCAGATACCGCCCACAGGGCAGCTTGCACCCTTTACGCAGAGCGCACCCACGGCAGGGATGGGTCTTCTCGTACCGCCGTACCAGATCGGGATGGCTGTAGGCAAATACATCCCGCCCAGGCTTCTCCTGCCCCCGGTGCGCCACCCGGGCGTAGGCATTGATACTTCTCTGCCGCCGGAGATATTCCCTTTCCCAAAGCTCACAGCCGCTGTCACAAACGGCCTGCCGCCAGCAGCCGTCACAGGGACTGCCGTTTTTTTCGGGAAATAACATTCTCTCCCGGCGTTCTTCAAACGCCGCATCCTCATCAAAGCTTTCCCAGATCTGCCGAGGGTAGGGACTTCCGGTAGCCAAAACCCGGGCGATCTGCGGATGCTCCTGCATATTAATCATCTTCCATCAACCTCCTGACTGCTGCGATCTCCTGGGCATCCGGCCTGCGCCCCGGCCTTACCGTGGCAGGCTCATCCTCCCACCGGCGCTGGTTCAGCCATGTGGCAGGGAGGGGAATGAACCGTCCGTTTTCCTGCTGCCATTGCTCGCAGGAAAGCTGCCGCCCCAAAGCGCCCAAGATCACACTTAACCCAACATCACTTTTTATGTACGCCATCTTTGCCTTCATTTTCCCTTCCTTTCTGGGATATAACTGCCAAAAGCTTTCAAACTCTCTCTCCCTTGGGCTTGGGAATTCCAGATTCCCCTCCTTCTCTTTCTCTTTCTCAGTCTCTATCTCTATCTCATTCTCTATCTCTATCTCTTGGTCCTGCCCCGATTTTTTTGCCCGCTCCGCTTTCATAGCCTTGGCCTTTTTTCTTGCGGTATCCAGCGTCGGCTTGCAGAGCTTGAAGCAGGAGCTGCGATAGGACGACAGCTGCTCCGGCACTTCCCCATCCAGAGCATATTGAATAATTGCCTGCAGCACCACCAGCTTGTCCTCTTCCGGCAGATCCAGCACCGCATCCCAAAAGGAGCGGTAAAATGTAAATTGATTCCTGCTTTCCATACTTCCTCCTTTCGACAAAGAATCATTGACAACCGCCTCCCAACCCCGCCGACCCGGTCGCATCCCCCACCACCCTCCGTCCCTCCCGTAGGGAACGGATTTATCCGTTCCGCCGTCCACCCTCCGTCCCTCCCGTAGAGGCCAATGCCCACAATGGCCCGCAAATATGTCCGTTTTATCACCCCATTCCCCCGTTATTCTAAAGGCGTAACACACCGAAATCTTGAAAAAAACCTAAATTATCCTTGACTTTTGTTAGATTTTCCTCTAAAATATAGACGTAAATACAACTTATGTACCAAAATAATCAGACAATTTAGAAATTTTCCTAAGCACACCCCTATGATATAGAGAGAATTCTAATTTGTCAAGTAGTTTTTAGAATTTTTTCTAAAACGGGGTGTTTTTATGTTCAACAGTATCCAATACGTCCGGGAAATTTGTAAGGAGCGGGGGATCCCTGTCTCCCGCCTGGAGCGGGATTGCGGCTTCGCCAACGGCTACCTGAATCCCCAAAAGCTGCAAAAGCTGCCTTACGAACGGGCGGCAGCCATCGCCCGCTATCTGGGCGTAAACCTAAACTACCTGCTCACGGGAGCAGAGGAAAGCCACGGGTCTGACCATGCCGGCAGACCTGCCATCTCTGACGCCGAACTGAAGTTTGCCCTTTGGGGCGACAGCGAGATCATGGACGAACAGGATCTTGCGGATGTGCGGCGGTATGCCGCCTTTGTGCGGGAAAGGAAAAAGGACCTGAAATGA